TGGTACATTGCCGCATTGTGTAGAGATCTAAATGTTAGTATGAATGATGTAGCTAAAACTAATCTTCATAAGCTACAAGATAGACAAAAACGTGGTGTAATATCTGGATCAGGAGACAACAGATGAATAACTATTTACCAACTGACTATCAAGCCTTTATACATACCTCACGATATGCTCGTTGGCTTGAGAAAGAGGGAAGACGAGAGTCTTGGTCAGAAACAGTAGACCGTTACATGGGTCACGTTGTAGGGTATGACATTGATCATGACACTTACAACGAAATAAGAGAGGCTATACTTGGGCTAGAAGTTATGCCTTCTATGCGAGCCATGATGACTGCAGGTCCAGCTTTAGAGAGGGACAATACTGCAGGTTACAACTGTAGCTACTTACCTGTAGATGATCCAAAGTCCTTCGATGAAGCTATGTACATCCTTCTCTGTGGTACTGGTGTTGGGTTCAGTGTCGAAAGACAGTTCATTAGCAAGCTTCCCGAAGTCCCTGAACTCTTCGAGAGTGATACTACCGTTGTGGTAAAGGACAGCAAGGAGGGGTGGGCTAAGGCGTTCAGACAAGTACTGGCACTCTTATGGGCAGGAGAGATCCCACGATGGGATGTTACTAGAGTTCGTCCTGCAGGTGCAAGACTTAAAACCTTTGGTGGTAGAGCATCCGGTCCTGCACCTCTAGTAGATTTGTTTAATTTTGCAATTACTATATTTAAAGAAGCACAAGGACGTAAGCTATCGTCAATTGAATGTCATGATCTAATGTGTAAGATCGGTGAGGTTGTTGTCGTAGGCGGTGTTCGAAGGTCGGCAATGATAAGTTTATCTAACTTGTCAGATGACAGAATGCGTCATGCTAAGTCAGGTAATTGGTGGGACAACAATCCACAAAGAGCCTTAGCAAATAACTCTGTTTCTTATACAGAGAAACCAGACAGTGTATCATTTATGAGAGAGTGGATGGCACTGGTAGAATCAGGAAGTGGTGAACGTGGTATTTTTAATAGGGAAGCATCTAAAAATCAAGCTACAAAAAATGGGAGACGTGATCCTAACTTTGAGTTTGGAACTAATCCATGTAGTGAGATTATTCTTAGACCTTATCAATTCTGTAATCTTACAGAGGTTGTGGTCAGGGCTACAGATACTATTGATGACATTGGAAGAAAGGTTAGACTTGCTACAATACTTGGAACGATTCAATCTACATACACCAAGTTCCCATATTTGCGAAAGGTGTGGCAACGAAATACCGAAGAAGAACGATTGCTCGGTGTGTCTCTCACAGGGATAATGGACAATCAACTATTAACAATTAAAAATAAAGGATTGGAGAGCACTCTTGAACATTTACGAGAAACTGCTGTTCTTACTAATTGTGATTGGGCTAACCGCCTTGGCATTCCAACAAGTGCAGCAATTACCTGCGTCAAGCCAAGTGGGACAGTATCACAATTAGTTGACTCAGCATCAGGCATACACCCAAGGCACTCACAGCATTATATAAGAACTGTTAGAGGTGATAACAAAGATCCACTAACACAGTTTATGAAAGATCAAGGTATTCCAAGTGAAGCTGACTTTATGAAACCAGATCAAACAACTGTGTTTTCATTTCCAATTAAGTCACCTTTTAAAGCAATTGTCACTGACAATGTATCAGCTATCGAACAACTAAAAACATGGCTGATGTATCAACGACATTGGTGTGAGCATAAACCTAGTGTAACAATTAATGTAAGAAAGGATGAATGGTTTGAAGTAGGTGCATTTGTTTATGAGCATTTTGATGAAATGTCTGGCGTAAGTTTTTTACCTTACAACGAACATACTTATCAACAAGCTCCGTATCAGAGTTGCACAAAAGACGATTATAATAAATTATCAAAAATAATGCCAGTAGCTATTGACTGGGCTAAACTTTCAGAGTATGAAAAGGAAGATAACACTGCAGGTACTCAGACTTTAGCTTGTACTGGTGATGTTTGTGAAATGGTTGATTTAGTGTGAAAGGACTAAATAATGAAAAGAACTAACAGACCTTTTAGTAAGTCTTTATATGAGGCATATGATCAGAAAGCCAAAGATAGCTTAGTAGAATATCTACAAGCTAAAGGTCATAAGATCGTAAACGAAAAAGAAGACTTTAATGTAGATGTTGTTTCAGAGAAAGGAGATTATCTCTACTTTAATGAGGCTGAAGTTAAAGTTGCTTGGGATGGCGACTGGCCTAGCCATTGGGCAGAAATTAGAATACCATCTAGAAAGAGGAGACTTGTAGAAAAATATAAAGAACAAAACGGAGTTTTAAACTTCTATATCTTTAATAAAGATTTGAGCAAGGCTTGGCGTATCAAAGACACATTGATGACTGACGATACAATTAAAGAAGCCAAAGGTAGAAACATATGGAAAGGTGAAACGTTCTTTCACATTCCTTATCAGAAAGCAGAGTTGATATCCCTATGATAAATTTAGATGATGCAATATCACAACTAACTATAACTGAAGACAGTCCTACAACATTAACTTCAGGCACTGACTACGATCCAGTAAAGAAACCTCAACACTACGGTCAAGGAACTATAGAATGTATAAAATACATAGAAGACTTCTTGACAGACGAAGAGCTAACAGGTTACTATAGAGGTAACATTGCTAAGTACCTTCACAGGTGGCGTTATAAAAATGGTGTTCAAGATTTGGAGAAAGCACAATGGTATCTATCCGCACTAGTACAACTCATGTCAAAAAAGTAAAACCTTTCGTTCAAGGATTCAAAGGTTTCTGGGAGGGTAACTTAAGTAATCCCTACCTAGTAAATACTAAAGATCATAGAGACTGGGAGGCAGGTTTTAATAAAGCCTACTTCAAAAATCTAGATAACATAACAAAAAAAGAGGGGGCATAAAGCCCCCTTTTATTTTATTCGTAGATTAAATCTAAGTTGTCTATTAGGTAAAGTAAGTATTTCATCTTAACTTCACCACCCTCCATATTTTTTAAATCAGTAATCTCACCCTCATATCCTACAGCTTTCATTGCCTGTTGAACGTGAGCTTTCTTTGCCTTTAAAAGCTTATCTTCTAGCAGCATTATCTCATCACTTTTTTTACTACTAGACATAAGTATTTCTTTAGCTAGTCTTTTTACTTTCTTTTTTACTAATGCAAATCTTTGCTTCCTGCTACCTAGATCTAACTCTAAGTAACCATCTTCGATTTCTTTAGCTGCCTCTATGTTAAATATTTCTTGTACCAGATCGTCTAGTCTATTTTTTAACTCAGGCTCCCCTTTAAAATCCATAGCTTGCCAAGCTTGCAGTCCAACAGAACCTGCAAGTCTTTCAGAAGGAGATGGTCCTACATCACCTCTAGCTCCACCTGCAACACGACCAAAGTCATAATTAACTTTATCTCTAGTTGCTATCATACGTTCAGGTCTGTTATCAGGTATACCGATCATTCCAGGAATATCTTCTACGTATTTAAATATTCTGTTTAGCTCTTCATTACCTTGTCTCCTATCAGGTGTTCCAAAATCTCCTGTAATAAGAGCTGCAACTTCATTTACAGGTTCTAAAAATCTTAATCCCCCAGATGCAATTCTAGACATTGCAGCAGCAGCTAGATCAAGACTTTCCCAACCTCTGTCTGTCATTGTTACGCCTTCTCCTATCATAGCCAAAGCATAATCTTTCATTGTAGTGTATGCTTCACCAGTGCCTCTGAATGTTTGACCGACAAATAATTCAAAGGCTTGCTCTGATAGCTGTTGAGGAACTTCCCCATCAACTCTGTGATGCGCCCATATCTGAGCTACTATTCTCGTGTAGTTTTGAGGTGCATCGTATGTATAATCTCTACGAGATCCGTCAGGAAGAAACTCAAAGTTCCAAGTCTCACCATTCCTAACTCTTTCTTCAGCTTTTTCTAACTCTGATTTTGCACCATTAATACCTGGCGGTACTACCAATGCCCCTAGCCCAACTAAACCTTTTACCGTTAATTCATGCATCTCTTCATCGTAGAATACATCTTTTACATCTTGCTTAGTTCTGGCACCCTTCATAGTACCTAGGAAATGTTTAAAAGCATTGAAACCACTGTAGTCACCTGCCATAGCTGTAACTGTGTTAAAAAATCTTCCAAATGGAATTAAAAAACCACCTCCTGCAGAGTTTGAAAACCTCTCAATATTTTTTGCAACTTGTAAAAATACTCCATCACCTTTTTTACCTAACCAAGAAAAAGAATATGTTTCTTTTTTAGCCCTTCTTATAGCAGGTTCTTGTACTTTCTCTAAAAACTCAGGACTAAACATTTTTACAAATGCATCATCTCTTTCCATAAACTCATTAAAGCTTTGGTTATATACTCTTCTTATATTTTGATCCATAGCACTCATAAACGAAATCATTTTAGTAACTTCATCTTGCAGTTTTACACCTGCCATTGCTTGAATAGTGCTTACAGCTTTTTCACTAGCTTTATTTATTTTTGAATCAGGATTAAGATTATTTCTTGCAAGTAAATCTCTAGTTTCTACACCACCAGATATTTCAGATAAAAGATCTTCACCGACTTCAGGTTTAAATTCTAAAAATTTCATACCTTGATCTGCAGTGGCATTAAAATCAAGTACGTTATATCCACGTCTTGCAGCACCCAGTATTGTACCCATACCTTTTTTATAATTAAAAGGTAATGTTACAGCCCCTAACACTACATCCGATATACTATTTAAACTTGTAGTATAAGCCCAACCTTTTATGTTAAGTCCTGTTGTGCTTGGGTGAGATGTTAGCAATCGTTTCCATACTGACTGTATGTATCTAATCCTATCACCTGTATTTGCTATTGCAGCCTCTTCTTCTTTGGTAAACATCTTGTGTAAATTTACCATATCATCAAGAGTCATATTACTAATATCTTTATTTAGTAAATCTTGTGCAACTTTTCTATTGTTTAATATCTTACCTGCAAAACTAGAACGGCCTTTAAACCACAAAGATAAATCTTCTGCAGTTTTTATTTTACCAAGTTCTGAACTTCTTTTAATACCTAAATTCTTTTTAGCACCTGCAAGCATTTTATCTACAGTTTTTTGAGGCAGTGCTGCAATTGCATCACCAATAAAGTTTGAAACGTTATCATCTTTTCCTCTAGGTATATACACAAATCCTGACTCTGCTAAAGAATATATTAAACCTTTTTGTTTTAAATCTTCGGTAGGTTTACCAAACAACAATATAGATTCAAATAAATGTTCGGCTTCACTTGAGTTAGCTTTTACCTCTTTTGCAGTAAGTGCTTTATCAGCTATGTTTGCATTTGCTCTAGCTTTTGTCCAAGGCAAATAGCTATCCATATTTTTATCAAAGTCTTCAAACAATTTATTAATTGTTTTACCAACCCTACTCATGTCTGTTTTTGAAACAACTTCTTTTGTTATTTCTTCCTTACTTTTACCACCAAACTTAGACATAACATCTGTATAAGTTTGAAAACCTAGAGACTTTTCAAATCCTTTTTTAGCTGCTGCTGTACCTGCAAAGATACTAGGTATTACTATCACACCTAATG